GTGCCGCCGATGCGTGTAACTGTTGCCTGATTAACGATTGTCTTATCATCATGGGCAAAGCCGATGCCTGCATAGTTAATGTCTGTAGATCCGACAGCATTAAAATTCAGTAGGTGTTGCTGCTTGGGCATCATAGACAAACTGGCGATTCTTAAAAACTGCATTACCTGCTTTGTCCACATAAAAAGCACCCTGCTCTGTGAACTCGGCTGTCTGCACTGCTGTAAGCCCTGTGCGTGTCGTTGCAGGATCTGCTACACATAATGTGTTACCTGTCTGGATTGATCTCTGGCTGACAGGCCATCCGACTGTGTTGAGGATCTTGTCGATGCGTGTGCCTGTGTCTTGCCCTGCTGCTTGCCCTGTGACTGTAGTCACATTGGAGTTAAACAGTAGCTTGAAACCATCAGAGCAGATTAGATCAACATAGCCGATCTCCTGATCTTTAGGGTAGGTGTAAAGGTATTCCGTAATGTAACCCTTGAAGATTGGATAAGTAGTACCGCTATAAGCTGCTGAAATCTGGATAGAGCGTAAAGGTACAAGATTGGGATAATAAATTGACGAAGTGTTCTGGGGGTTCCACGCGCCTGTTTCATCAATGATGCGAACTGTGGCTGTGCCTGAGAGATACTTATCCTGAAATAGGTTGCGCTCTTTGCGAGTATCTATCTTGGAGACTTGATTAGATACATCCACAATGACAGTAGATCCAGAAGCGAACTCAGCAAAGCCTAGACGGGATGAACCCAACACAAAGGCTTCACCAAATGAGGCTCCACCAGTTAGGTTGATTCGTACGATAGGGGTTGCTGGTAGTGCCATTAGTAGGCCGTACTATAATTTACTGGAGTACCAGATGCTTGCTGTGCGTAAAGTCCTTGCGTAATTGCTGCGACTAGATCGCGCTCTGTTGTGACTGAGCCTGTAACCGTCAAATTAACTATAGTGTCACCGGCAGCACTTGTTTGTTGGCTCATTGAGTTATAGCCATAAAGCGGAGTTGTAGGAATCAAGTTCATGTCAAACTGTCCACCACCATAGCCCATAGGAGATCTCTCAGTTGTTCCGGGCACTAACTGTTGGCTTAGTGAATTGTACTTATACAAAGGCTCTGCCATAGCCCCACCCATAGGTAATGCAGTTGGTGGCTTGATGTTGGCCAATTTAGCAAGTTCTAAAGCCATCTGCTTAAGTGTTTCAAGCCATGCTGTAAATGGGTTTTCAATGTCATTTAGACCGATCATGTCACCACGAAGGGCTGCTAACTTCTGAGCATTTGCAACCATGCTGTTAGATAGACGAGCAGCAGCGTTTACATTGCCTTCATTGATGGCAGCTTCTAAATCGTAGATGTCTTTCTTTAAGGCAACGCGAGTGCGTTCTTCTTCTGTCAGCTTACCCTGTGCGGCGGCAGCTAACTGGATACCTTCTTCATCAAAGACCTTTTGGCCTTGAGCAAGGACTAGAGCAGCTTTATCAAGGATCTCTTGCTTTTTCTTTTCAGCAGCAATTTTTCGCTGAGTTGCCAGTAATTTCTTTTGTGCATCCAATTGAGATTTGGTTAATCTATCGGCTTTGTTATCAATTGCAAGAATTTGTTGTTTTGCTCTATGCTCATTCTTATTGTAAGAAAGAGCTTCTCGTCTTTCCTTACCACGATTAATAGCAGCATCTATAGGCAAAATACCGGTGGTCATGCCTTCAAAAAGAAAACCAAAAAATGGTCCTAATAGTGGATCTTTTCCTAATTCATCTTTGATGTCTTTTAACATTAGTGAAAAACCAATACTTGCATCGGAAGTAGCAAGTGCTAAAGTTTTCATCTTTTCTGTCAAACTATCAATTGTTGTATCTTCACTCAATAGTTTAAGTGAGTCAATAATTCCAGAGCCAATAATAGTCTGAACTTCTTTAGCAGTATTGGCAAGGACTTGCATCTTGCCCGCATCTGTGTTTCTAAGATTAGCGTTAAAGTCTTTGTATGTTGAGTTGAGAACCTTGACCAGAGCTGCTGCTCTTTCTGTCTCAGTTCCCTCTTTAATAGTCTTCTTTGTTACTTCATCTAGTACAAAGCCAGTTCTAGTCAGGGATGCAAAGTTGCCGTTCAATGCTTGGGCTAGACCATTAGTCATAGACTTAAAGTCAGAGGCAGATGCTGTAGCACCCTTTTCAGCAGTCACATAATCTAGGATCGCTGGAGTTAAAGTCTTAATTGTGGAAATTTGTAGATCAAATGTAGCCAACTGAGATTGCGTTGTTTTGATGTTTCCACCAGTTACAACACCAATGCGCTCAAGTGCATTTGCTTGCTCGTTTAGTACATCAATTTGTTGTTGAGTTGCACCTGTGGTCACTCTCAGGATGTTATTTAGTCTTTCCTGCTCTGCCTGAGATTCTAAAGCAGCTTTAACAGATGCCTTACCATAGGCGACAACGGCGGCAGTACCAAAAGCTAAGCCTAGATTGCCAGCAAGGTTTTTGACATTCTTAGTAAGTTTTTCTGTTGCGCTTTCAGCTTGCTTAAAACCTTTAGCATCTAGCTTGGAGCCAATGTTAATGTCAATGGCCATTAGGCTGCTCTCCTAAAGGTAGTAGTTTTAGACCTTTGAATAAACAATGTCTCAGCTTTATCAATGGCTTTAATAGCGGCTCCATAAGCCTTGCCTTGATCCTGCGCCCATGCTTTGAGGATTAAGCGGCCTTGACCTTTTGTGCTGCTCGTTAAAGGACCAAGATTTTCAATAAATTGAGTTCCAGCACCGGCCCATGTTGATCGGCTAACCTTCTTAGAAGTGCCTCCTGCTTTAGGACCTACCCACGGTTGTCCTTCTCCATTTTTAGCTCTACCTGCTGTTTCATAGATAGCACCCGCAACAGATCTGTTGTAAATCGTAGCGTTAGCAGTAAAGCCTGATCTTGTTGCTTTGCCAGGCTTTGTAGTAAATCCTATGCCAGCACGAATAGTTGATGCATGGTATTGAGGAAACTTTCCCTCAGAAAATGATCGTGCAGCCCATCCACGCATAGGTGCATCGGATTCAACAAAGCCTCTAGCCTTTTTAGAAATAGGAGATAAGGCTTTTCTTAATTCTTTATCAAGCTGCTTAGAAAGATCAGGTGCAAATGCTCTTAAGGCTTTACGCGTTTCTTTAACGCCTTCCACCTTTATTTGCATTTCTGATCTCCTTAGCTTCGTCAGTTAAGCCTTGCAGTAAAGCATCAAGCATTACCTTGTCTAACTCTAATAAATGTTGTGGCGCGATCCCTAACCTTATGCTTAGCCTAGCGATAAGGTAGGTGAACGGGAGATCGCGCTTTAAGCTAAAGGGTCGGAATCCTCGACAGTTACGCTCTTGAGCGTTTCTATGAAGTCCATCCCAAATGGCTTTACAGTCTCACCAGACCTACGAGTAATTTCCCATGCAAGCCAATAAACATCCGATTGCTTTTCCTCATCGCGGAAAGCCTTATGAAAACCCTTTTTAGCGTATTGTTCAAAGCTGTATTCCACCGCAGGTGAGATTTCGCCTTCTAGTACGCTTCCATCTTGTCGAACGATCTTTAGTCTTGCCATTGCTTGCCCCTTTGTTAGTTGTTTAGAATGTACCTGTTGTTGTTACTGCAACTGTTGAGTTACAGTTCCATGTTACAGACTGCATTGAAATGTCGCCAACAGCACCGTTGATGTCTGTTAGGTTATTTACTAAACAGCTCATCGTGTATAAAGGATTTGTGGCAGAAACTGCTGCGCCTTTATCCTGTAGCAATACAACTGTTACTGTAGTTCCAAAAGCTGCTTGAAGTGTTGGAAGTACGCTTGCTGCTGCTGTGTCATTTAGAAAGTCAATTGTGATGGAAGATGTCTCTAGGCCTTTTACTGCCTTTGCAGAGCTGTCGCCCATCGCCACGACGGACAATTCGTCAAATGTTCTATTCAAAGTCACTGATTGAACGTGATCACTTAGATCGACTGTTGCTACTTTTATTCCGACTTTATTATTCAAAAACACGGCCATGAGATTATTCCTCGTCTTTCTTAGTTAGTGTTGGTTTTGGTGCTGGTGTTGCAACCTGTCCGATCTTGATCAGAAAGGCCTC